GTTAATTCAGGGTGACAGGGAATGGTCCAGACTCCTGCACGATATATGGATAATGGGCGCACCGTTGCCGAGTGCTTTCATTGAGCATCCCGGCGATGAGTTGAGAATAAAAAGGGTAGTCTCCCCTTACCGATTGGCATATTGGATAAGAGACATTACAGAAACTAGAGGAATGCCTGTCACTATTAAGCAAGCTCTGTATCTCGTCTACGGCGAGGCTGATTACGGGCTTGACACATAAGATATGGAGAATAAGGTAAATGAGTCCGAAGAAAAAGACTGAACAGGATGAGCAGATTGAATCGACCGAGAAAAGTTCCGAACTCACTGCCGAAGACATTCTGGTCGAAAGTGGCCTATTGTCTGAGTCTGAGTTACCGGATAGTAAAACTCGCATTGAAGATTTGCCTCCTGATATTCAGAAACACATCAAAGGGTTGCGGCAGGAAGCTGCTTCGCGGCGTATCGCTGCCAAAGAGTTACAAGCCCAAATCGAAGACTTGAAGGGGCAGATTCAATCATTCACTGATGCCGAAATGACAGCGAATCAACAGTTCAAAGAACTGGCCGATCAACGGCAGGAACAGATTGAAAGTCTGCAAGCGAAGTTGCAGCACGAAGCTCTGCAAAGAGAACGTGTGACTATCGGCGCTCGGTATGAATTGGCTTTCGATTGGATTGAACGCTTGAGAGGCGATACGGCGCAGGAGTTAGAGGAAGATGCACAGCGTCTTGTGGGTCTACTCAATTCCCTTTCTACTACGGAAAGTGAAGTTTCTGAAGAAGAACAGCCAGAAGAAGGCGAAGATACGCCGGTTAAAAAGACGGCTAAAACGACTAAAAAGGCTGTTCCCAGTGGTGCGGACGCTAAGACGACGACTAACGAGGAACGGAGACAGAGATACTTCGGGGATCAGGGGTATTCGCCTGTTTTCGATGAACAGTTCAGTGGCGGCGTCAGCATTTCTACTAAGGGAACTCCACGCGACGAATAAGGAGCAAACATTAGATGGCACAAGGATACAGTACGGTTACTGACCTCAATGCCCTGTTTGCTGAAATCTACGAAGACGCGATCTTCGTAGCGAGGGAACAGTCCCTTATGCCGCCTCTCGTCACCAACTACGTGGGGAGTGGTATGGCGGATCGTAATATGGGGATTTTTCCGCAGTTGACGGCCACTGAGGTTAGTGAGGGTGTGGATTATTCTAATCCAACCAAATGGACGGTCACGTCACAGATGACTATCACGCCGAAAACGGCGATGGATCAGGTTCTCTTGACGGATGAACGTATCACGACCGATCCAAACGATGCCCGCAACAGTGCGGCTCGTGAAATGGGAGGGGCTATCGGAACCAAGATCGACACTGATCTTTTGGCGCTGTTTAGCTCATTGAACTCTGATCTCGGCGCTGCCGGTTCGTCTTTGACACTGAAACGTTGCGCGGCTTCGATGGCGATTCTGCGTAATGCGCTGGTGTCCAATCCAGTTCAGTTTGTTGTTCATCCTTACGGATGGCATGATATTTGGCTGGAACTCGGTCAGCCGAGCGCGAATCAGGCGCTCCTGGGCGACGTGGCGAATCAGGCGCTGAAGGATTACTTCGTCGGTAACTTCATCAATGCAAATTGGTTCACTAGTGCGAATATTTCGGTCGATAGCTCCGACGATGCGGTGTCCGGCGTCTTCCATCGGGAAGCGTTGGCGCTGGATACTCGGCGTGCGCCGACCTTCGAAGCTGAACGCGATGCTTCGCTTCGCGCCTGGGAACTGAACTTGCATGTATGGTACGGCGTGGCGGTTCGTCGGAGCACTTACGGTGTCGCTCTGACGCACGACGCGACTACGCCGGACGGGACGTAAGGGAGGTATACAATGTCACGCTTTGGTTACTTGTCTCGTGTACCTCTGTCGTTTGTTATCGGTGATCCTGGCGCAGATGATCGTCAGATTCACTTGTTCAAGGCTCCGGCGTATTCTACTATTCTGAATGCCTGGATTCAGGTGGCTGTAGCGCAGGGCGCTGGCTCGGCTGGTGAATTCATGTTGCAGAACTGGGGTACGGTCGGGACTTCAATCAAGGCCAGTGGTGGTACGATTGCTGCGGCTTTGGGCGGGACGGCGGCTGCTTCGCGGTTGTCGGCGGATACGCCTACTGCTTTCACAATCAGTGCTGGTGAGTTGGCTGAAGGCGAATGGGTGGTTCTCGATTATCAGGAAACTGGTGATTGGACTGAAGGCGCGGTTTCCGTTCACTTCGATCTAGTCGTCGGTGATGCTGGTACATCGTAAACACAGCGTTAAGGTACAGGAAGG